GTCGGTGATGGCTTTCTTACGGTCCGTGACTTCCTTCGCCAGGCCCGTTTTAGTGGCCGCAGACTCCGTCGTCACCGTGCTGATGTCATCGCGCGCTGACTGGATATCGTCACCCAGATCCGTAATTTCCGAAACAAGGTCCTTATAGGCGTCGGTCTGCTTAATCTGATTATCGATATCAACCAGGTAATCTGCGGCGGTTGAGCTGCTGCTGCCCTGAATGAAGTCAGTCCAGGCCGACTTGTTGCCGGTGCGATCCACCAGCCGCGCCCGATACCAGAAACCTACCCCTGCCTTTAGCCCAAGCTGCTGGTAGATTTGCTGGGGATACGGGACGCCAGCCAGCAGCATCGGGTTCGCGCCGGTTGATACTGTAGAATACTGAATTTCTGTCTGCAGCGTATCGCCAGTGCCGGTAGGGAAATCCCAATCCAGCTGCACGCCCCACAGCAACGGCGTGGTACGGAAATTAACTGGCTTTGGAACATCGCCCACACGGCCTTTGAGGTGTGTCAGCGTTGACGTTGCCCACAGGCTGGACGCCCCGCCTGAGTTTATCGCCCGGACCCGCACCAGGTAATCACCTTCAAAAATGCCGGGCACCTCAATATTGCGAAGGCCAGTCTGAGGAACGTTTACCCACTCGCTATCGTCCCGGCGCCATTGAGCCTGATAGGCGATCACATCGGCCTGCGGCTTACCGGCTTTATCGAGCGGAACATCCCAGGATGCAGTCAGCGTCGCTATGCGCTGGCCCTGGCGCACCGATTCGTAACTCGATACCACGATATTGCCGGGCTGTGATACAACTCCCGTGGGGATGAGACTGATCGGCGGGATATCCAGGCGCGCATTGTGGTCGACAGCATCATACTTCGATGCATTGTATTCCGCGCCGGTAATGGTATAGGTGTTTTCCTCATCGTTAAACGTCAGGTTCGTTACGCGGAAGTACTGTAGGCGCAGCTGCCCGGCATCGATGACGAATACGGCGTTTGGCGCTGGCGCTGCTGTGAACGGCGTGGCCACGATCAGCTGCGTGCCGTTGACCGCCTGTATAACCCGGCTTTCCACAATGCCGCCCTGGGTGCGGATCATCAGAGTGTCACCCGCGACAGCGCTGGTACCGCGATCGGTTGTTACCGCTTTAAGCCCGGCGTTATAGTCCGTGAGGCGGCCACCATAAACACGCCCGGAAACGCGCTCATCAGCGAAGGCAAATACGGTGCCAGGGACATAGGCGAAGCCATCCAGCCCGGTCTGCAGCGTAATGATACGGTCCAGTGAGTTAGAATAAACCGCCCACCCGCCACGGCGCTGCGCCTCGCTCTCGCGTGTACAGCCGATGGCCGTGAGCTGGGTCTGCTTGAATTTGAACTGCTTCACCAGCTCAGGAAACATTACCGCGGTGGTGCGGTCCTGATAATGGTTATCCGGGTCGCTGAAGTTAATCAGTGCGCTCGAGAATCGCGTTTTTTCACTGCCGCTGGAATACGTTGGCTTACCCACCACTGATGCGCGGGTGAGGATCTGCAGCTTCGACGTGTCTGCCGGCATATCAGAGACAACATTGAACATGTTGTTGCCCCAGAACGTCATGCCGTTGAAGCCAGCAGCGATATCCTTGATAACCTGCCAGGCGTCGGCCTGCGACTGAATATAGACGTCAAACATGAATCGGGGTTCTGTGCCGGTACCGCCCTTCCCATCCGGTACCTGCTGGTCACAGCGCTGGGCAATGCGGTAGAGCTCCCATTTATCGAGCATATCCACTGTTACCCGGCGGCCCAGACCAAAGCGCGGCTCTGTCAAGACATCAAACCAGATCCACGCTGGGTTGTTGGTCCAGCCCCACTTGAATGTGCCATCCCATGAGCCACTGTACGTCCGCGCGACGGGATCGTAGTTTTGCGGGATACGGATCACCCGGCCTTTCGGTTTACAGGATATTTTCGGGATATTGCTGAATGCTTTGGCATTGAATGACACATACAGCAGCGCGGTATGCGGGTAGCGTAGACGGGCGTCGATGACCTCGGTGATGGCCTGCACCTGCGTTTTGTTCTGCAGCATCTGGCTGGCGCTGTCGGCAGTATCGCGGACCACACGGATCTGCCAGCCTGTGGTAGCTTTGGGCAGATTAATGCGGTGCGTCAGTTCATACAGTGAACTGAGTTTTTCCGTTACCGTTTTGGTGAGCACTGTCTTGTATGCCCCGCCATCAACCGCAACGTCTATGTGGTATGCGACGGTCGTGCCGACGATGTCGCCGTCATTCTCCTGCTGCTGCAGGCCGGTGATACCAATACGCACCAGCACCGCATCAATCTGGGTATTGCTGATAGCGCGGGTCCAGGGAGTGGCTTTCGTCAGCGATACACCGATACTGGTCTCGTTCTCAACAGCAGGAAAGCCCGGGATCGGTGTTTGCGTCTGTGTGCCGGGGCGAAAATCCCAGGAGACATTCTCAAAGTTCATCGAGCCATCGGCGTTACCCAGCGGCGTACCATCCAGGAAGATCCGGGTCACATCCAGCCCACCAGCGAACTCACCTTCGCCAAGCGCCAGCAGCATGCGGCAGCGCGCCATTGACTGAGCTGAATCAGGCTGTTCGACAGGCGTATGCTGCTTCTGGCTTCCGCCCTTTGCACCAGTAATCGTTGCCATATTGCATCCATAAAAAAAGCACCCAATCGGGTGCTAATTGAAGAGTAAAAAGTCGTCAGATGTCCTCAGCCACGATCCCCGCGCTGATAATCGCGCCGCCGATCTCACGCTCGCCGTACAGCAGAGCAACCGGATTGCCCATCGCCAGGGTATTTACCGATCCGCCGAAAGCATAACTGGGCTTGTTGTCGGGGTCATCGCGCCCCTGAAGGCCTTTGGGCTGCGGCGAGAGCATTTGGTAGATACCGCCGGCCATCATTCCGATGCCAGCGGAGATCATCGCCCCACCAACAGGACTAGCCCAGCCAGCAGAGAGGCCAGACACTACTATGCCCGCCACCACCATCACTGCGCCAAGGATAGTCTGGAACAAACCTGCTTTTTTCGCTCCCTCCATCACTGGTGCGATGCGGATATCACTGTTCCCGGACAGGTCCTTAAAGTCATCCACGCCGATGTTGCGCTTACCGCGGAACACCGCAAAGGTCATACCGTTCTTTTTGGCGTTCATCAGGTAGCTTTCAAGCCCGTCGAAGTTGATGCAGAGTGCCTTTACAGCCTCTGCTGAAGTCTGTACCGCCAGCCTGTGAACGCGGCCAAACCGGGCCCCCAGGGCGCCATACAGTCGAATAGTGGTTAAACGCGCCATGGTTGAATCTCCTGCTGCAGGTCTTTGTGACGGACGCAGATCATGGTCCGGTCTTTGAAGTAACCGCGGGCGTACGGAGTGACGCATGAAGGCTGACCGTAAAGATGGTGCAGCAGCTCGCCTTCTTCGGTGATGATCCCCGCGTGGTTCCACTTGGCAGACTCCACCTGCATGATGACCATGCAGCCGGGCGCCGGGTCGCATTCGACAAACCCTTCCCGCTCCCAGTTATCGAAATACAGGTTGTCCGGGTATTGATTTTCCCACCATGGGTAATCTACGCGGAAATCGTTAAGCATCACGGCCTGGGTGGCGTGCCAGTCCATGACCAGCCCCCAGCAGTCGTGCGAGCCCAGAATGAACGGGCGACCAATCAGCGGGATGGCGTCCGGCGTTACCTCTGCATATTCATCGCAATCCGGAGCGTAGATGCCCCAGACCACGCCGGAGTTATTACACTGCTGGCGATCGAGGTCTGAAGGGATAGGCCGGGCGCCGTCGCCTGGATGGGAGTGAATGATGCGGATAATGGTTCCGGCATCCTCGGCATTCGCCCAATGCTCGCCGTCAATGCGGAAATGCTCTGTCGGATTTTCGTGGCTGTTCGGTACCGGTATGTAACGCTGGCGCCGCCCCGACTGGATGACGAAGCCGCAGCACTCGCGAGGGGATTCCTCCAGCGCATGCGCGCGGATCGCCGCCATAATGGTTTTGTTCATTGGTATGTCCGGTTATCGGGAGAAGAGAACGGTTGCCGGGAAGCCGCCAAAGTCGAGGTTCGCTGCGTTAGGCTCTGCCAGCCCGGCCCCAAACCGCTTACGGCAGTCGCTCAGGCACCCGCCGCAAACATCCAGCGCCGGGTCAGCGACCGCATTGCCCTTAGCATCGAAATACGCCGTGCCGTTGTAGGTACAGCCGTCGCCGCTGCGGTATTGTCCGCGCAACGACCACTCGCAGAGCGAGGTGATTTGCCGGGTCGGGATCACCAGCCCCTGCAGGTCTGCCGGGCTGCTCATTGCCCAGGATGCGACTTCGTCGTCTTCCGCGGTTTTGGTGTCGAGCCAGAAGGTCTGCAGAGAGAACATCGTCGGATTGGCTGTCGGGTTTATGCCGCCCGGGAAGTTCACCGCATCGAGATAGACGGCATAGGTGTCGATGATGCTCACCTTCGCATTCACCATATCTTTGAACTGAAGGCACAGCGCGGTGATATGCCCGTCAAGGTTTGACGTGCTGAATGAAGGCTCTGCAGCCTGATCGGTCGAGAGGGATAGCCCGCTCATCTGGAAAGGCCAGAACTCATAAGCGTTGCCATCCCAGATTATGGGCTTCGGTCCCAGTTTGGATTCGTCACCGTTCGCCGCGTCAATCTCTGCTGGCGTATGGGGGAATGGTGCGTAATGAAAGCGGTGGATCCCGCCACCAAACTCGGAGGCGTCTACTTCGACCAGGCGGACCCTGCCACCCGGTGCCAGCATCGCCGCCTGATCGACAAGTGCCATTATGCGTAGACTCCGTAGGCCCGTTTGATAGTGAAGGACAGCTCAGAGAATTTGCTATTCAGTTGGTTTTTCCGCACGGAGTCAGCGACAACACGGTACAGCCCTTTCACTTCACCTGGCGGCGTGATGATGAAGGCCTTGACCGTGTGGGCCAGCAGGAAATCGCGGATCGTGTTCACTTCCGCCTCTGCGCCGACATGTTTCATCGGTACCTGAATGGCCGTGGAGTTAATACCGTTTTCGGCCACCTGCTCATAGCCATCGCCAAACTGAGCCGATCGCACCGTCTGACCATACTCGACAGGCCCGGCACCGAGCTGCGAACGCCAGTTGTAGGTTTCAACTGCCATATTTGCTCCATAAAAAAACCCAGCCGGAGCTGGGTTTGAAGGTAAAGGATAATTTAGAATGAACAACTACGTAAAAACACAGAAGGTATTCAAAATGGCAAAATTCGATCGCAATCTTCAAAAGGAATTATTGGAGCGTTTAAACAGCTCATTTCCAAAACCATTAGCTCGGGAGACATACACAGAGATTGCGAATTTTTTTGAAGACAATGATCATTTTGTAGCAAACCTTCTCTATCTGGAAGAACACGGTCTTATCCATAGCGGTTTAATTAATAGTATGGGCGGATATGCTCTTAACTCAGGAATGATGAAAATCACTGCTAAAGGAATTGATTTTATCCAGCAGGATGGTGGTCTTTCGGCCATCCTCAATGTCACCACTATCAAGTTCCACCGTGACGCGGTCATAGTCCTGGAAGACCTTATTGCCATATCTAATCTAAACGATGCTGACAAGGAAAAAGCGAAATCAGTTTTAGGCGAACTCTCAACAGATGCCCTAAAAACTGTCGTTCAAACAGTAACTACTGCTGGCTTAGCCGTGCTTATGCAATAATAAATAACCAACTCATGGTAGTGCTGTATTATCACATCGTCTTGCTGTAGAGGAATGAATGAACCGGATTTGGTTAATACTGTTAGTCGTAATTATCTGCGCTGGCTTGGCGCAAGATTACATGGATAGAAAAACAGCAGAACGTATAACTACAATCAGGCAGTCATGTGTGACGGGGCATGGTTGCCAAAATATGTAAGCCCACCTGAGTGGGCTCAAAAATCATTGCAGAGGAAGTGGTTTAACATCAAGGTTCCCGCTCGGGTCAGCAAACAACCTCACCGCCTTTGTCTCACCATCTTTCAGTTGTACATAACTCCCTGCAGGGACATCATCGGCAATGCAAACCTTACCTTCACCTTTCATAGCTACGCTCCATTCGCCGGGGTGTAGGTGGAATACCGCTTTCTCCCCAGCATTTAAAATGGCAGACCTTTCGTTATTTAAGTAAACACCCATAAAGCATCCGCTACCCAGAAGGCCACGATCTCTGACAACTATCAGCGTGGCATCCGACGGGCCCGTAGGAGCTTGGTATTTGAAAAGCCTTTCCGCTGGAACCTGCGCGGCCTTGCTTGGCAATACCGCCTCAGTAGCACACCCAGAAAGGCACAACGCAACGGCGCTAACAAAGAGTAATTTCACAATCATCCCCTGATCAGTATGGTTTTGAGCATAATAACCAAGGGATGCAGTGGTGTAACCAGGTGCGGGTGATATTACTGTCTCAGAATCAAAATCAGGCAATTACTTTGCCTGGAACTGCCTACCAAGCAACCCATCGCTTCGGGCGGCTCTCGCCAGGATCTCAGTTACCTTGGCTTCAATTTCCTTTCCTAAAGCCCTGGCGGTGGCATTCCCATCTCCAGATGTGGTTGATGACGCGTTGCCTTTGTTATCCACATAGATGTCTATGTTGACCTGCGGTTGCGCGCCACCTCCACCTTGCGCCCTGACGCCAAGCCGCCCAGCAGAATCACGGGTCAGAGGCATAATAGCCTCAGCGCCAGCTTCAGCAAAAACTCCACCCTTGGCAAACTTGGATGCCCCCTGGAATGCGAAATATTGAGGAGAGTCGTAGACGCCATTCACATACTTACTCAGTCCTGGAGACTCATACACGCCGCCTTTTGCGTTAAATGTGACCCCAGATGCAGCATTGGTGTAAGCTCCTCCTGGAGTTGAGCCACCACCAGCGCCGCCGCTTATCCATCCCATGGCCGCCTGCACCGTATAGGCGATCATCAGGCGATTTGTCACATCCAGGATCATCTTGAGCATCGATCTACCGAACTCTTTAACAGACGCTTTGCCGGTTGTCATAAGTTCGGTCAGCATGTCAGATAATCCGGTTAGCGTTGAGCTGGCTACATTCTTCACAGCGTCATAGGTATTAGTAGCCGCATCGAGGTATTCATTCCAGCCACTTACTGCGCCAGCCTTCCAGTTGCCGCGCAGCTTATCTTCTTCAGCATAATATTTCCGAAGCGCAGCTAACTCTTTCTCATAGCCAGCATCTTCAAGCTTACCACCACCATTCAGCCAGCCCTGACGGAGTTGCGCCTCTTCCATCATACGCTGGGTTTGGCGGCCGCTCAGCCCGGCGCTATCTCGCAGAGCATCCGTTTTTTCAGACATCTGAGTGACATACTTATTAGCCTGCTGCGCCAGACCATTAATCTTCTGCTGGGCCTCAACTTCCTTATTCTTCTGATCCACCACCTTGGCGGCGTTCAGAATGGCCTCGCGGCTCGACAGTAGAGATTTCTCCTGAGCCGTCAGGGCGCGAGTTTTGGCGGCCTCATCCAGTTCAGCAAAGTGAGATTGCTGTTTACTGAACTCGGTGTTTTTGGCGTGGGTCTCGCCGGTCTGCCGTAGGGTTTCGAGAGTTTCCGTAAGGGTTCTGGCTTGGGCGCGGTAGTTCTCCAGGGTGCGATCGCCCGCATCCAGCGTGGCCTTTGCTTCTCGGGTCTTTTTGGCAGAATCTTCGGCAAGTTTCGATACCGCATCCCTCGATTCGCGGCTCGAGCCACCCTCCCCTTTAACGGTGACCCCTCGCGCTTCGGCTTCATAGCTCGCCTGTGCGTTGGGGGCAGTTACGCGCTTCCAGAGTTCATCGTAGCGTTTTTTGTTCGCCGCGATTTCTTTGTCAGCTTCAGTCCCGGCCTTTTTCATAGCCTCGACATCCATGCCGAGGAACTCAGTTATCGCACCGCCACCAGGTATTTTTTCAGCCCAGCCAGCTAAGGTCCCGGTAAATTTGGCGTCCAATGAGGTGATATTGAGAAAGAGATCCTTTATCGATGCCTTAACCAGATTAAAAATATCCAGTATCTGGTTTCCCCAGGCGCGGACGGTAACCCCAATATCATCAAAGGTGTCAGATGATGTTTTCTTCAGCCATTGCCAGGACTGCCCGATATTGTCGGTCGCCCTGGTAGTCTCTTCTGCTCGTTTTGCCATTACGCCAGCAAACAGGTCAATGGCTTCGGTAACCGCCGCCTGCTCGCCCTTCTGCTTACGCAGCTGGATGATGTGCTTCATCATGGCTTCATCGACAAAGCCGTATTGCTCATTCAGGCTGGCCAGTCCTTTCACTGGATCACTGACAATCTTACCGAAGTCGGACATCGCCGCCTTGGTGTCGTTGCCCGCCTTGCCCATCAGAGTGATGGACGTGGCGATCTGCTTCATCTGGCTGGCGGTATATTTGCCTGTGTCATTCAGCGCAACCAGGATATCGACCGTCGAGCTGACCGAGATGTTCGTCTTGCCCGCCACCTCTTCAGCGGCCTGGTTGAGTTGCTGCATTGAGGCGAAGCCAGCGCCGCCCATCATGATGACAGAGCGCGCTACCTGATCGAACTGTTCAGACGAACTGTACGCGGCTGCAGCCAGTAGGCCGATGGTGCCCACCAGACCGCCCAGTGCAATTGTGGTTGGATTAATCATCCCGGCCATGCTGCGGATGTATTCGCCGACACCGGACAGCGCCCCCTGCACTGAGCCAAACTGGTCTTTTATCTGGCCGCCCTGCTGGAGCAGGATCAGGAACGGTGACTGCCCACCAGCCAATTGCGTGGCGATATCAGTGAACTGGGCTGGCAACGTGCGCATGGCCGCGCTGTACTGCCCCACGGAGATACCGGCACGCCGCGCGGCCAGTTCCTGCCGCGATAATGCCTCAGGCAGTACGTCAGCCACGCCAGAGAGCCGCTCACGCGTCTGGTTAAGGATGGTGTTGAAGTGCTCAAACTGAGCGCCATTGATGCGCCCTGACTCGAAATGGGCCACCAGCTGCG